CTCTCCCATGAGGGAATCTCTTCGGAGGTTCCCGAACTAAATCCCTGTAACGGCAACGTTTATTACAGGGATTTAGTTCTTTTTTTTATTCAGGGTGGCAATTAAGGTGGCAAAACTGGTTTTCAATCGCAACCCTCATACTTTTTGATAAATACTGTAAATTAAAGCGCCCCCATTTATATGGAGGCGTTTTTTTACTTATTATGAAGGATCACGAATTACATTATATATACCAAGCTTGATCATTCCTTCATTTTCAATCAGACCACGAACTCCACGAACGCCGGCGACCGCAACATACCTTTCTTTGTCCAATTCCGGGTTTTGACCTTGGCCCTGATCCGCGGCTCCAAGTGGACGAAATTCTTATCTTCACCTGTCACAAGCTGCTGACTCACACCATAGAAAGCTCCCTTCGCTTTGGGTGGAACTCCGAGCTCGATGATCCCAGTCGGCCGCAGTCGCCCCGATTCCGTGATAACTGAAGTCAACCATCCGAACTCTTCTTTACGGTACCCTGTGATGAACACTTCAACGTAAGTCCAGTTAATAACCTTTTGCCATGATGAGGATCGGCGGCTTTCGTATGTGCTGTTCTGCTTTTTCCCAACCATCCCTTCAAGCTCTTGAGCTTCCAGCTGAGTGAATAATGCCTCACCTGCAGCCTCAACGAAAGGTATGACTCCAAAGTATTTATTTGGCATCCGTATGCCGCTCAGGATCTCTTTACGCTTCATTAGTGGCATCTTCCGTAGGTCCTGACCTTTGTACTGCAAAACATCAAATACAACATATGTGACTGGCTGAATAGTTGTTAGATGCTGTATCTTATCTGCCTTCTTGGCTTGAAACCGATTCATGACCATTTCATAATCAACACTGCCGGTATCTGGGTCCGTACAAGCGACTTCACCATCTAGGATGATGTCATCGTCAAGAGTATGAAGCAACTCGGGATATTGCAGTGTACAATCTGTCTCATGTCGGGTATACAGTCGGATCTTCCCGTCTTGCTGTGAAAATAAAAGCCTGTGGCCATCTATCTTCGGCTCAAATATATAGTTTGAATGACTGAAAGGGCTATGTGCAGTTTCAAGTAACATTGGGGATATAAACATAAAATCACCTCCTACTGATTATACCGTTAATGTATATTCAGTGAATTGTAGTAAATATTGTAAATTTTCTTTTAATTCTTCTTTCTTACACCTACTTCATTATGGTAGCTTTAAAGTGAAGTTGTGATTACATATCTATCTAATCTGGGGGCAGCACATTGAGGAAAATTATTAACTACGATATATTATTGAATTTACTGTTCTTTTCAGTAATAACATTGGATACTCTTCTAAATTTCACTTGGATAAGGTTAGCTATAAATTTATTTCTCTTCTTTTCTATATTATGGCCCCTTAACAATTCTAGCTGGTTTAATATTAGTGTCTGGCTAATTGTAAAACCATTGTTAGTCTCATTCTACATAATGATATTTATTGGAATTACTGTTCGTTTATTTAATCTTGAGAACAATCTATTAATCGGTATGCTTCTGATTCTCTTTCTATTATTTATTGTCCCACTTGTATCATGTTTGCTTCTTCTTTTGAACTGGAAGAATACAAAGTTTCGAGAGAGTGTAAAAGTGTCGCTTGAAGTAAATAACACGCTTTATTTCTTAATCATTTCTGTAACATTAATATCCTTTATTTTCGACGGTAACCTAAGCATGCGCTCTTTATTCCCTCGCGATATAGTTGAGAATTTAGGTCATAACTTTTTCTCGCGCAACTTCCTTACAGACTTACTTAATGTATTAACTTTCCCTTTTTTAGTATCGAATTCTTTATTGAAGGCACTCATAGAATACCTTCAGTGGAAAGATAAAAACCGTTAGCCGATTTAAAGTTAACTGTTTTTATCATCCTATCATTGAGGAAGTCCCCTCGGCGGCTATCGAATAAAAGCCCAGTAAAGTCATAGGGTAGCGATTATGGTGGATTTTTCTTATCATTAGTTCATTTGTTACTTAATAAATAATACTACAAACTAAAAACGCCTCCTGTGATTAGAGGCGTTTTTACTATTTATTTTCATAATGATTAAGAACAGTGTCATTGCCAGACTCAACTACAAACTTTTGATAAAATAGTCCTTATAAAAATGCCTCAAACAATAACTTACATACTCCCTGAGGTTAAGTATTGGAATTTTAATTGGATAACTACACCCAGTAGGATCATCAGGATCAAGAAGTGGGATTGAGGTCTCAGTAGGTGTATCATTAATCATGCGTAATCCCTTATGTAAATATTTGGATCTCATGTCGTAGTATCGAACGAAATTTTTAGCTATATTTTCAGGGAGATATTTCCTCACCATTTCTCGAACCCTTTTAGTGATATTATACTTACTCTGACCACAACATTCACATTTCTCTTCTTTAAAACCGATCAGTGTAGCAACTTCTAAGGAGGAAAGGTATAGCGTTGATGCTAATTCAGTTTTATTTTTGCCATTTACTTGAACTATACCTATGTCATGCCGCTCATACATTGTTTGTTCTATTGTCCTTGCTGCATGAAAGTGACTACAAGCATTCAAAAATAACTCAACCTCAGGTGCTCTTTCATCTGGCGAAGTAAAAATGTCAATGAATGCTTTTCCTTCTTTCGAAATTACTAGTTGTTTACTGACTAAAGATAAACCATCAATAAAATCACTTTCTTCATTAAAGACCTCAACTTGATTTTCAACAACAATCTCATTTTCCGGGAAACTTGTAGTATTGAATTGTGAATTTGTTTCAACTGATAAAAAATCGATTAGCTCATTACTCTTCTTAATCATATAACCGTTACCTTGATTACTGTCATAAGCTTTTACTCTCGAAATAAACACCGTCTTTCCGCTCCCTAACTCCTCAATGCTGAAATTCTCCCCGACATAGGAGCAAAGAGGAAATTGAGAACTTATAGCAATTTTAAAAGAAATTACATTTCTACTAATCCCATTTTTAACTCTTTTTATTACCGCATTAATTCTTCTGTATAACTCTGAATCTTTTGGTACATCCTCACCATCCCATAATAAATCTATTCCAGAACTCGAATATTTCAATGAAATAGTATTAATTGTCCCTTTCTTTTTAAAGCTAATTTGGACATACATACTTTTATTTTGATTTATATCTATCCAGCCAAGAAAAATTTTATTTTCCTTTTTGATCGGAGTATAGTTCCACGCGCATTTACCGAATTCTTTGGCGAGTTCCGCCCACAATCTCCGTAGAAAATCGTTAGATTCCTCAAGACTTGTTGTTCCGATATAAACTTCCAATCTCAAACATCACCTTTCAAAATTCGAATTTTTTGTTATAACACGGGTCGAGAATCTATGGATAAACTTCATAAGCAATTCAAATATCAGTTAATTCTTCCTATTCGTCAACCCAGAAAATAGATATTTTTGCGTAATATCTCATTTGAATTCAATTAAGTAGAAATATTTACCTAGTTCTGATAGACTATTGTTTGTCATAATATCTCAGAATTGGGGGAAGAACGTTTTGAAGAAGCCGCTTTATAAGAAATGGTGGTTCTGGGTACTTATTGTTATTGTGGTTGGCGTCATAGGTAATCTTGGAAATTCAGAAGATCCAAAACAAGCTGCGCCGGACAAGGAAGTAGTTTCTGAGCCTGATACCACAGCGAAAAATGTTGAACAAACAAGTGGCAAAGTGGATGGCAAAGAAGAAGAACCAAAAGAAGAACCAAAAGAAGAGCCAAAAGAAGAACCGAAAGAGGAACCAAAAGAGGAACCAAAAGAGGAACCAAAAGAAGCTGATGTCCCTAGGGAACATAAATCGGCATTAATAAAAGCGGAACAGTATGCGGAAGCTATGAGTATGTCAAAGGCAGGCATTTACGATCAATTGACTTCTGAATATGGAGAGAATTTCCCTGCAGAAGCCGCTCAATATGCTATCGATAACATTGTATTCGATTGGAAAGAAAATGCATTAATAAAAGCGAAACAGTATGCAGAATCTATGAATATGTCAGATGATGCTATTTACGATCAATTGATTTCTGAATACGGTGAAAAATTTACTAAGGAAGAAGCGCAATACGCGATAGATAATTTAGAATAAGCTAAAGAAGACCCTACCAGCACATAGCCGGTAGGGTCTTCAATTTTCCAAGCGCTTGGGATTATTAGTACTTCGTCCAGTAGTCTATATTGTTCTTTCTCGACGCCGATTTCTCAAGCACTTCTGTCTGGATGATCTGGATTCCCTCTGTCGTTGACTTTTCCGGCCACACTATAAAGCCTTGGTCCTCCAAGTACTGGAGTCCTCTTATTAAATCCGGACGTTTCCGTCCGGTCATCATCTCTAACCGTTTAAAATCAGGCATCCGGCTTTTATGTACAGGGCTCGGGTAATTGATCAGTATTCGGAGTAATTTACGCTCAGAGTCCGGCAGCATGATTAAATACCTCCTGTGAAATAGGAACGTTTGTTTGTATTATAACCAAGCTAATGTTCTCGTTGCAATGAAGGTTTTTAAATCCCTTCGTCGAATAGATGGGAAAATCAATATAGAAAGGTGGTGACATGGGAACCTATGAAATCAGAGTGGTCGAAGGATCTGAAACGGGCGATACATAATAAACACCATATAGTGGTTTTTCTAAAAGACAATAAAAATATACTCGGTATACCTGAAGAAAGTATTGACCCAACTCGCATTAAAATTAGGACTGAAAATATTGGGGTTACTTGGGTACCAATCACTGAAGTTAAACACTTATCTGTAGTGGTTGAATTCTCGACAGTATGGGAAAGTAATCGCGGTGGAAAATGCGTTCATTGCGGTTTGGAATTGTATGCTGAAACACAATCTGAAGATTATCTGGAGTACTGTGACTACTGCGTGAAGTTATTAGGACTTGATGATAATACATAACCATACACAAATAAAAGACCCTACTAGCACCTAGCAAGTAGGGTCTTCGTATACTACTTATTTGTTATGGTTGCCGTCTTTGTTTTATTGTCCCAGCCAATTTTTGCTCCCAGCGCCTCACCGATGGCCCGAAGCGGTACGTAGGTCACTCCATTCTCAAGTTTACCTTCCTTGATCTGTTTCCCGTTTACGATGACATTTACCTTATCGCTCACAATTGCGGCACCTTTCTTCTTCTGAAGTCCCAGGTATTTAGCGATCCCGTTAACATGTCCTGTAATCAACGCATCAATGACATCCTGACGTTTAAGCTTTGTCGCATCGGTTGTAACATCGATAAACAGGTTTTCTGTTAAGACTGCTGGCATCTTAGATTCACGGCACATGTGTAAGTTCGCCGCTTTCTGTCCACGATCAATTATGTTATAAGGCCTCAAAGCTGCCACAATCTCGGTATGAAGAACGTTTTGCAGAGAACGTGAAGCAGTCGAAGCACTCGTATAACGGAAAGACTCAAACCCTCCATCTCCACCACCTGCATTACAATGGAGCGATACCAGGATATTTGCGCCTGCTTTATTCGCTGCATTTGTCCGCTCGGACAACTCAAGGAATACATCCGTTGACCGAGAGAGTAGAACTTCAACGCCCTCATAATCACGTTCCAGCTGCTTTTTGATTTCGAGTGTAAGTGTTAGAACAATGTTCTTTTCTTGAAGCCCGTTGGCACCAGCTCCTGGGTCTTTACCGCCGTGACCGCAATCGATCCAGACTTTTTTCATTTAGTGGTTCCCCCTTTCCGTGACTCTGCACGTTGAATCTTTTTATCCAGCTCCGACTTCACCCAATCGATAATCGCGTTCAAAACCGGTAATGGTAGATGGTCGCCCCAACCCGCCCGGATCGAGTTAGCCGTCATACTTTGCACCACATGATACAGTGTCCCGATAGCCAGCGCTCCAAAGATGATTCCCGGCAGATTGAAAACGACATCCAGGAGGTGCCCACCAGCTGGGAGCAATAAAATAAAAAACGTCCGTGCTACTCCATCCAAGCCGTACCGGCTGCCATACGTATTATCGAGCTTCGCGGCACGAACCCCGGAGAGCCAATCCATAATGACGAAAAAGAGCAAGGCGGTCATAATGGCGATTACGGCTTCACTATCACCATACATAAAATCAAAAACCGGGACCAAGACGGCCCCGGCTGAGCTGAATATTGCTTTCCATTTATCCAAGTGAATTCCCCCTAATTATAATGGATGCCCCCGGACCACCCAGGGGCATAAAAAAGACACGTTCACATGAGTGACGTGTCAGTTAGGCTGTTACACCATTGACCAGTTCAGTTACAACTTCTTTCAGGTTAGAAAGACGCGGTACCTGATCAATCGTATATTGACCAGTCAAAACGGCGCCGTACCAAATCTTAACGAGTGCGCTATCCTTGGTAAACGTCAAGTTTGTCACCTCCTTTCAGGGTGTTATTGTGGCGCTGCCATCATCATGGTTAGTTCAAGAATCGCCTGTCTTAACTCAACATTTTCTTGCTGCAAGGCAATGACAGCCTCCGGCAGGGTTGGTGGTCTTTCAGGTATGGACCAATATTGATAATACATCTCTTTCGTATTTAGGTTTATAAATAATACAGGTCTCATAGACTCGTGTTGTTCAGGTAGAGGTATTTCTTCTACCTCAACCCCATTGTCAACCAGTTGTTGCTCGTGTGGATTTTCCAATATTGAATTGACCTTACCAATATTCTTTTGCTCATCCCATATATCGTAAATTACATACATTTATTTTTGCACCTCCTCATTTAACACTATGCATAATGCAAAATACCAGAAGCTGTTACTCTATAGGTTATGTTTGATCCCCGATCTTCCACAATCCGTATACGCAGAGTTGTTGGAAGATTATGATCTATTACCCCGGTGAGCGTATTGTACATCTGGGCGGCACCGGAATAAATGAGGAAGAAAGACATTGCCCTAAGGTCAACATATAAATAGTCGTAATTGTAAAGTCCGCTCACCTCAGTGATACTATAAATCGGAATTATATTTCCATTATTGACTAGTTCGATATATCTATTTGTTGGGTTACCATTTGATGTCATTTCAATACTGCCATATGGTGAAGCTCCATTACGACCCCAATTAATCAGAGTCGTTCCTGCAGGGACTGTAACTAGATCATGAAGTTTTGTTTGATTCCATATAGGTGCCTTTCCTGTATCAAGAGCTAGTTGAACCTGTCCAGAAACATTTGGCTTCAATGTACCCGTTACCCCATCAATACTTATGCCCTGCTTGATGTTAGCAGGGATTTTATTTGGTTCTCCCCGGATGATGATGTCAGACGAATAGTATCCTGCCTGTTTTGTGATATTGGTCGTTCCCGGTATGATAAGCCCGCCAGCACCTCGGTTCGCCATCGTGCCAGCAGTTCCAGCAATGGTTGTGCCCGTCAAAACCTTGTCAGCAGGGACCGGAACACCTTTTATCGTAATCGCTGTTGTGTACCGTCCAGCTGCTTTCGTCTGATCTGTTGCGCCCGGTGTAACAATACCGCCAGCGCCTCTATCAGGGATGTTCCCTGTTAAGCCATTCGCTGTTGCATTACTAAACGCCTTACCTGCAATTACGTCAGATACCGTTGCATCCCCCGTCGCCCGGATAACTGCCGCTATCTTCGGTATGAGCTGCGCCCATGTTTCACTTGTGGATGCCTGTACACCAATGGCAACAAGCGCGGCAACCACTTCCGCTTTCCGCTCATTGCCAGCTTGAAAAGCTTGCCCCACGGCCTTCTCTGTAGCGGCCACATTCTCCCTAATACCATTTGTAGCATTAGAGAGCTGCACAATCCCCTTTTCGGTTAGGGAAGCGTCCGGCAAGACGATTTCTTGTCCATCAGGTAACAATTCAGGCGGGATTTTACCGGTACTATCTAAACCGGCATATCCACCCGGCTTCCCTTTATTGCCGATAAGCTCCACTTTACTTCTGATTTCTTCTAGGACTTTATAAGCACGGTTAAACAACCAATTAAACCAATCGGCCGGGGGCTTCTCACTGGGCAAAAAACCAGCTTGCTTTTTACTTTCTGGCGGCTCAGTACCCGGGTTGCCCCAATCCGGCAATTTTTCAGTGAAACTCATGGTATCCCTCCTTAAATCGGTAAATCAACATGATCTGCTGGATCATAAACGGCACCCAAATAACCGCCTATACTCCCGGATAGGTCACTAAACCCGACCTTGTCATCGACTTCAATTTCATCCGGCAGCGCTGAAAACGCAAAGGTTCCTGTCAGCTCGATAATGCCCACCCTCACGCCAGCTGCCACCGTCCGTTGTACGATCCGGGCAAACTGGTAAGCGCTCATCCCCACTGCATTGATTCGCGCAAGCGGTAGCTGAATGATGCTAATCGCGGCGGGTTCGGGATCATTCGGGTCATTGTATTTCTCGGCAATCTTGATTTCAGATGGTGGTACATTTAACGCCGTTGATAATACTCGAATGATAGTATTAATGTCCCCTTGGGATAGGTTCCGGGCAATTTTGGACTTGATCAAGATCCGGTAAATTTCATCGGTGGCCACGCCGCGCGACTGCACGACATTGGCCCCGATCCGGTCCAGTGTGGTCCCTTCGGCCAAGTCAATATCACGCCATGCTTTGACACGCTGCTGCGTGGCCTGCAGGCGTTCCAGTTCATGGGCAAAGATAGCCATCAGCTTTCCGATATTGCTTTGGGTATCCTTGCTGTACACGTCCGTCAGGCGGGATAATAATTCTTTAATCATATTTCCACCACCGTTATGGAGTCTGCATCCACCTGGGCCACGGATTGGCGCAAAATAAGTATGTTGCCCTCCTGCCATGTCAAACCGGCATCCGTAGAAACTTCTACGGTAGCATCAACCACACCGGGAATGGTCAACGCGGTGGCCACCAGACGTGCATGAATGACCGGCGCCCCCATAGAAAGTCCGGAATACAGCTGGCCGTCCGCGTCTTCGCCGCCAATATATTTAATCATGGCCGTCTTTATCATGGCCGCACCGTCAAGGGGATAGCTGCTGTTTTTGGTCACCGTCACCCGAAGCCTCACCGGCTCCACGCGAGCATACGAAAAACGGACCTCATGCGGATAACCCGCGAGGTCCGTCACCGTAACACTCTCTGTTCCATAAGGTTCAATGCCAGCTGCTTTTTTGGCAAAAATTGCGGCCCCGACATCCTCCGGTTGACCGCCCAAAACGTATGCTTCAAATGACTTCCCCGGCCTCCCCTCTGCATCCGGTGTTTTGGCCGTATTCTCAATAACTGCTGCAGCACGCACACCCGGAACCGATAAGAGAACCCCGCGAATACTATCCACGGTACCTGAACCCCCCGAAGCAACGGAAAGGGAAAAGCGGTCCCGGAACTCCTGGTCGGTTTCCTTCTCACGTCCGCCCCCGGTTGCAGCCGGATTCGTAACCGCGGTGACATCGGCATTCGGATTCACGATATCGGTAATCATACCTTCAGCCACATTGCCTGTTTGCCCTGGTTCAATCGCTGTGATGTTGGCCATGACCTTTCCATTACTGCTGATGGTTACGGAATCATCGGTTTCAAAGTACCGTTCGCCTGCAGCCACCCGAAACCCGGCCTGCACGATATATCCCGGCGTTCCGGTTATCTCCACTTTCCCTACGGCATATTGATTCATAATTCGGGTTACGCCCACATACGGTCCAAGCCGGTCTAGGCTGGTCCCTTCCGCCGTGTTAACGTAGGCACTGTTATAAACGTCTTCCGTATCCTGCCAAAGTCTGGCTATTACCCAGGCCACAATACGCAAGATGATACCCAGCGGTGACCGTGCTGACGTATTAATTGTTTCCCCGAAGGTTTCGCGGGCCTTTTCTTCCATACTGGAAAACACATCCTCGAAGCGCTCACGCTTAAAGCCCGTTCGATCCAATGCCATCTAGTTCCACCTCCTGATTCAGTGTTTCGCCATCTGTGGTGGTGGCCATGAACGTGATGAGCTGCTTGCGTGTTTTCGGATCTTGACTTATTGAAATCTCATCTACTGTATCAATAAAATCCAATTGGTGGATACCTTGACGAAGTTCCTCAATCATTTCTTCCTGACTTAGCCCCTTACCTAAAAATGTTTCAAAACGAATCCCCAAGTCAGGATCAAGAAACCATTCTTCTCTATTCGTCCCCAATGTAATCCGAACACATTGAGCCTGTTCTGCAGCTCCATCTACCAAGACAAGTTCATCCCCGTCCAGAACCAAATCCCCTGCAGATAGCCGTAATGATTGCATCGCTTTCCCCCCTACAGTGATCCGGGGAAAATCCCGATGATCACCGCATCATTTTTATCATGCTGGCGCAAGCTGTCCGGGCTGGCCACTTGTCCGGCCAATCCGTTTTTAATCTCTTGATCGGCATACACCACTAGCACCACATCCCCTGTGTGAAGAACAGGCTTGTATACCTGCTCGGCTCCGTTATTGACCGAATACCGGTGTCCGACTGCAGGCACATTCGTAATCGGGGCCGGATCGTCCTTACCGCTGCGAATCAGCGGCTGCACCGTTGCCCTGCAGGTCGATGAATCAAAGGACAGCACGCGGCAGATGGCCGCAACGTGAATACCGCCTGACTGTTTACCTGTATGACCGTTAAGGAGCCGGGCCAGCGTCCCCGCTGGGTCGTTCCGGCTCATAAGATGGTCTCCATAGCGGTGGTAAAGTCTCCGGTTCTTGAAAACGTATGGGCGCCGCTGCGAACATACAAACGACCTGTGAAGGTTTGACTGATCAGGTCTACCACGGATGCGGTTGTTATTCGGTACTGCAGCTGTGAGGTAATTTGATAGCCCTTGGTTTCGTCATCCTCCTGATATTCCGGCACACCAATTAACCCCGTGTCTGCAGAGAGTTTGAAACGGTTGTCAGCACCACGCTTGAGGTTACGGATATATAAACGACCTTTATTGATATACACTGCAGTTTTGCAGTCTTCCGCCACTTTGGCAATAATGCCGGTTACCTCACCGGATGCAGTGTAACCGTCCATATACCGGTAATCCCTCACCAGCTCAAATTGAGCAATCCGCAATCCAATCTGGCCAGCCATGTCCTTGATAATGTAGCTGGCTAACGTCCCCTCTTTGTAACTGACGTCTTTCAGGGTGCGCTTGCTCAGATCCTCACTATCTATGACATAGATGGATGTCACCTTGTCTACGCCTTCCCGGCGACTGCGCACGGCTGAAACAAATCCATGGAGAATGACACCCACATCCCCAATATAACCGGCATTTATCATCAGCGTGTCGCCACGCTTGATTTTATTAATGGTCTCGGCTGTGAGGTTCCATATTTTAATCTCGGACTCATTAGGCAAGGTATCATCATCAAAAGGGACGGTGCCTTCTATGTTGAACTTGTCCATGGAAAAGGTCATCCCGGCTACCATCACTTCCACCACACGACCGAAATTAGCCATCACTCACCGCCCCCTCATCAATCACATACAGAAATACGCGCTCGGACAATGTTTCCCAGGTAACCGCTTGGCTTTCTCCGGCCAAATCCAGCGGCAGCAGCGGATAGGCGGGGAATCGGGAATCCTGGATATCTCCAAATAACGGCACACCATAGACCAGCTTGACCCCGACCGCCAGCACTTCGGCATCTTGTTCAAGATCGACCGTGAAAAAGTCATGCTCTGCATTGTATTGGACCTCAAAGGTATACGTCTCTTCGGCAATGTCGATGTCGAACCGGTACGGAATCAATTCCTTTTCAATGTCCACATACTCCATACTCCCAATCACCCCCACTTGCTTCCTGGTTTAAATTTGACCTTCTGCGTTACTTCCTTCTCTTTCTTGCTCTTGGACGTGCTTTTTTTACCGGATTTGCTCTTGGTCTTCGATTTTTTCTTTTTGGTGCCCGAATTGATAATCGGTGCAGCCTGGGAACGAACAGGGGCAGGGAGTTTGCCTGCAGCTGATGTTTCTGCCACGCGGATCTCTTTTAATGTGAAGGAAATCGCGTACCCATTGGCTACCTGGTAGGTGTGGCTGGTGGATAAATCCGTGATAACCCCAACAAAAGCATTCCGGCCAACATAACTGACCAGTTTGCCCTTGTCTGACAGGTTAATGAGGTCCGCCCGGATCTTCGATGCATTCGGACCCACCACATACCCACTAAGCGCCATCGAGCGACCAAGCCGCTGCACATGGTCCGAGATGGCAACCCCTTTTTCCACCGGCTGCTCGGTTACCTCGTTGGCATATACCGGGTCCTCGGTTTCAATCAAAATGTACTGCCCGTTAATTGTTGCCATGGATCGCCGCCCCCTGTACGTTCAAGATGCGCCCGGCACTTTCAAAGATTTCTTGTACCTGGCGTTTAACTTCGGCGGCAATCACCTGTGCCGTATGTTCTGCAGCTGCCGTTCCGCCATTACCGGAACCCGCTGGAACGTTGATCGTAATTTCAATCGGTGGCATCGCGGCAGTAGTCGGCGTATAACGCGCGGGCGCGGCCGGTTCAAGACGGGCCTCTTTTGGCGCTCGCGGCTGCTGCAGCAAGCCCTCCAATTTGGAGAGCGGCAATACTGCCTCGCTCTCGGCTCCTTCCCCGATCATGGCCAGTGTTGGCCCGGTAGCGATACCACCTTTGGCCAACATCGGAATGTTCGGAATGTTAATGCCAAACTCTTGACCGCCTGCCCAGTCCGGAAGGGAAATCTGAATCTTGTTGAGTCCATTAATGAGTCTATTAATGCCACTTATCATGGTGTTAATAAAGCCCGTGAAACCGCCTTTGATGCCTTCCCATAGACTACCGAACCAATCTTTGACGCCGCCGAATGCAGTTTTGATAGATTCATACGCACCCGTGAAGATATTGCCGAAAAAGGTCCCGACCGTGGAAAAGACCATTTTGGTGGCTTCCCAATTGGATCTAAACCAACCGCCAATAGCCCCAAACGCATTGACTATCGCTTGGTAGGCTCCAGTAAAGATTCCACCGAACCATGAACCGACACTCGAAAAGACAGTTTTAATTCCTTCCCAAATACCTTTAAACCAAGAACCCACCTTGCCAAATGCACCGACAATGCCGGTATAGGCCTCATTGAAACGCGCTTTAAACCAGGAACCAATCACACCAAATACCGATTTCATCCAGTTCCAAACCCGGCCCATGACCGCTTTGACCTTATCCCAATGCCGGATCAATAACACAATGCCGACAATGACGGCGGCAATCCCAACAGCAATCCAGGTCATGGGATTTGCCAGCATCGCCACATTCAGACCCAGCTGGGCCGCTGTGGCCACCAGCGTACCGGCGCGGAATGCCTTCATGAGTACCGTAATCGTTTTGGCAATCTTCATAGCCACAAAGGTTCCCTTTAGGGCAATCATGGCAATACCCAAATCCATGACCGTTTCCCGGATCGCTTCCCAATTGCCGCTGATAAATTCATATATGGCCTTGGCCTTATCGGCTACAAACGTGATCGCATTCCCGATGGTATCCCCGATCGCATTCCCGATCGCTTCAATTTGTGGTTTATGATCGGACATCCACTGGCCAAACTGATTCAGAAACGGCAGCATCTTTTCCCCAATCGGGATGAGGATACCGGTTTCTAATTGCCTGCCGAACATAGCAAAAGCCTCGCCCGGCTTGTTGAACTTGATTTTATTCAGCTCGGCCATGCTGTTTTTGGTCATATCAAATTGACTATCCACATACCCCATAGCCGTGATGACATCTTTCTGCAGGTCTTCAAACTGGGTCCCGAACAAACCCACCGCTACGGTGTTTTGTGCTACGGGATCTTCAATATCCCCAATCATTTGGGTAATCTGCGTAAATGCATCTTTCGCAGCTGGTCCGCCAGCGGCAAAGGTGCGCATCATCTGATCGGCATTGAGTCCGAGCATTTCGAACGCTTCAATCGCGCCTTTGTCTCCGGCATCCTTGGACCGGATACCGAATTCTTTGACGGCATCCGCTACTTTATCTAAATTGAATGCGCCCTCTGCAGATCCCGCCGCCAACGTATCAAACATTTCGTTAGCATCAAAACCAAGCGCCTTGAACTGCAGCGAATACTCATTGATGGTATCGATAAGCTCACCCGAGAAATCAAGACCCTTCTGTGTCCCTTGAGCCACCAGGTTAAACGCTTCTTCGGATGAGATGCCGAAGTTCTCCATCATCGTCTTGGCAGCACGCGCGGACTCGTTCACCTCAATGCCAAAAGCATCCCGGAGCAGCAATGCATTCCGGGTTGTGCTTTCCAGCTCATCCCCGGTCTCTCCGGTAATCTGTTGCACGCTTGCAATCGAGTTGCCCAGATCCTGCCAATCCGATCCGAAGTTTTGCGCATAAAGGTCTTTTGCGATTTCGCGCGTCTCTTCCATCTGCTCTGCAGCAGCGCCCGTGGCCATTTGGATGTGAGACATCGATTTTTCAAAATCACTAGCAGCTGCTATACCGGCAATCCCAATCCCTGCAGCTGCTACCGATGCAGCCAGGCCAAGTCCGACCACACTTTTGGTCAGCATGGACGTTTTTTTCTCTGCATCGTCTAGCCCATTCGTATTGACCTTAAAGCCTACGGCATACATCAAATTCCCGATGATTCCGCCAGCCATGTGGTATCACCTCCCGAAACAGCAAAAAAGACGCCCGATGATGGACGTCTATTTCCGTTTTTCCATTTTCTTTTGCTGTTCCATATACAAATCCAGCGCTGCGTTTGCTTCTAAGATATCGTCATCGTCCATCAGATCTAAATCACTGTAAGTGATGGACATATCACTAAGCAGCAGACGCCACTGCAGCCAATTTCGCCTTGCGCGTTCTTTAGCTTCCTGGTTGCTGATCGTCATCGGCTGTTTCCTGTTCTCTGCCGGTAATAAAGGCAAAGGCCTCACTTACCACTTCGGTCAAATCGGTGTAGGATTCAAAGTCTTCCATGCGCACCTTCGGTTCGACCACCACATGGGTCAACATTTCATCAGCCAGCCTTTCATCCAACGGGACGCCGTGTTTGTTCTTCACCCGGTCCGTAATCTTTGTGACGTTCCGTACTCCCGGATGCTGGAAGGTATACACCGTCCCGTTTTTAGCTGTGAATTTCTTTTGTTTGAAGTTTGCCATTGATAATCATCCTTTTCTAATTTAGATTTTGTATTTGATTAATTGAACAACATGTCCATGCACTGGAATTCAAACTCGCGGTCCTCCGCTTCACTGCCATAACTGCGGGATGCAGGCTTTTTAATGAACGCCTCCGAAACCGTCACCGTCTCTTTGGGCGGTCCGGCATTGATGACCGATACCGGCACCAGCTCACCGGTGTTGGCCAACTTGTCCAGGTACGCCACTTGCGGGCTTGTCTGCAGCAGCGTAACCGTGATGGTACCGAGTGGATTATTTACCTTTGTCCGCACGGTATCGCCTTGCGCCCCCACCTTGACCTCGTAGTTGTCTTCATCCTTTTCGATTTCGACCATGGATTCAGCGAACCCCGTCAGAAACACACCGCCTACCGTCACCGTGACGGACTTGGCATCAAAAGTTGTAGCTTGTGGCATCTTCTCTCATCCTCCCTTATAGTCTGATTTGGCCGCGAATGGTTGTTTCGTGGATCGCTCCGGCCAGCTCAAACCAGAATTCCCCGCCCGTGTATTTCCGTGCGGCGCGGTCAGCTGGATCTACTTCGGCCCGGCCTTTGAAATTGGTTCCATATAGCGCTTGGCCATCCTTATCCGCCGCAATAATGCCCTGATTAAACGCACGCTGCAGCACGGTCCGCACGACACCCTCTATTTGAGCAATACCGGTATCGTCAAAACTAATCTTCGGCGCATTGTTCAATAGCGTTTGAACACCATGCTCGATGCTGAACTTGACGTAATCTTTCGCATGAATGATATCGATATACTCCCCGCTGAGTGTCTTGCCTTCACTCGTCTGGTTCTTCCCGGCCTTGGTTACATAGGTGTTCGCTCCAGCTGCATGAATCGCAAGCAGCTCTGTGTCCGATACTTGCATGGGTGCTATGCCGGTCAGTCCTTTAAACTTCCAGGTCAAGGAACCCACGTCAGCGGAACCGGCCCGGCCCACCCAAGCAGCTTCCGGGTAATTGCTGATGTCTTTGTGATAAAGGACCGTGCTGCGGCTGTGATCCGTCCCGGCAAGCACACCCACATCCATCAGATCGGACGACCGGATAAAGAATTGTCGTGAATTGTTTTGCTCGATGGCTTCCGCAATGTCGCCCACATCGTCGATATTCGTTGTGGTAGCAATCAGGAAATACCAATCTTGGTCAAACGCCCCCGGTAAAACTTCCGATAGAGGCTGATCGGTCTTCCGGCACATAATCGCAATCTCGGCCGGGGAATCGTCCCCCTGACTCAGTAGCGCCTTCGCGGCCTTGTACTCTTCGGTAGACTCGTTAAAATCGACTTTCACCCCTTCCAGGTCCGCATAGGTCTTATATGCGGAACCGGTCGCGCTTGTACCCAGGATGAGGGGCTTACCAAATCCAAGCTTTGGCGTTGGGCGCTCGATGTCAATAATGACCGTTACATCTTTAGCCATGTGTATCTACTCCTTTCAAATTCGCTGTTTCTATTGGCTGTAAAGCTTGGACAATGACGTTCGGTGCGCGTAAATTCACCTCAAATCCGTTCCGGCGCTCCCACTCCTCCCCGATCTGCAGATCGTTATTTTGGGTGGGCCCCACCTCGGTGATAACCGCGCCTGCCATATCCTTCAGGAGCCAGTGTCCGTCCGTCAACAACCAATCACGCGCGCGGTTGGCCTGGTTCACACTCTCCAAGCGGCTTTTGGCGTAACTTTGGAAGGCCACACTGAGCGTGGCCGTGCCGGAATGAATAAGCTTATCCCCTTCAGCTGTCACCGCCATATGACCAATGGGGCTTCCCTCATCGGTAAAGCTATACGTCATAAATGGAAACGGGGGCAGCTTTCCCTTGCCATCCAGTTCAATGACCGGTACACCCAAATGAGTGTTCAAGCCTTCGATAAGAACCTGGCGAATCAACTCAAACTGGATCATGCGTACTCACCCGCTTCATTTTGTATTCGGATACGTCATCATAGGCGGACCAGTTATCATCCATGTGAATGGTGTACTGTCGCCCTTCAAACTCAATGACATCCCCGTTCTGGTGGTGGTACGAGGAAAACAACATGCGGTCGTCCTCGTTGTACTTCCCACCATCTTCCTGCAGGAATGAATCCCCCATCGGCTGCACCGAACCTCTCAGGGGCAGCTTGATATCTTGCGGCGGCACATAGACCCCCACGGAATTATAATGGCCCTCAACCTGGCGGATGAGGGTATATGGCAATTCGTATTTTCGCAGGATGCGACTAAAGCGAAAGCGCATGTCTACCTCCTTTTTCTTGTCACCTCAAAGGTTAAGGCGTTTCGCAGGTCCTGATCTTCTATCAGCAGTTTCTTACCGCTCTTGCGGCGTGCATAAATCGGGGATAGGCCGGGCTGCTTGATTCGGTCGAAATTCTTTTGCATCCGATCCAGACCCAGCTCCCCTATTTCCTGCAGTAACGTTTCCGCTCTCATTTTGCCTATGGCAATGTCGGTTAACGATTTACGGACCAGCTTGCCTATGGGCACCTGGCCTTTCTTTTTCCCAGTTCCCACAAAAGAACGGGCAGGAATGTTCATTTTGACGGACCCGTATTCATGCACGCCCGCGATGAGCGCAAGCTCTTCATCTCCCTGCATTCCTATGTGGACTTCCTTGGACGCCAGGGGCATGAACCGATCAATCAAATCAAGGGGACTCATAAACTGGGTAACCTCGACATTCGCGCGTCTATAGCGCGTGCGTCTCCTTCTGCTCATACCCAGCGCCCCACGTAAGGCAAAATTAACGACTCGACCGCCGAAGGCAAGCGCCCATCTGCTTCCGTATCTGCATAGGTGACGTTGATATTTCCCACCCGCTCCGACCGGATACCCGGATCTCGAAGCAGCAGCTGCGCGAAAAGCAAACAAGCCAGCTCCAACGGTTCGGGCAGCGTGCGCGGCTCTTCGGTCGTAGCATCGCCTGGAAGCACATACCCACCGATATAGTTGACTTGGATATTATGGTCACCTGTTGGCCACCCCGCTTCACGGTACACCCTGCCGTCATCCAGCAACCTATAATCCCAATCGCTTGGGAATTCAACGCTATGAATCGGATAATTCCGAAGGTTGATATACTTGGATCTCCCATCCCCGCTAATCTGTTCCGTGTAACGCTGTTTTTTGAATTGTCGTTTGCAGCGGTTCTCAATGGAAGCAGAGGCTGACGCAATTTGCAGCGTCAGCATGTCATCCCCCCACGTATCGGCCACTGAGCCTAACAATCCTTTCAGACGGGTTAATGTGGTCAACATTATCCCTTGCTCCCTTGCGCTGCCTCAAGTGCTTCCACTCGGGAAACCAATTCGTTCCACTGGGCTTCTGTCGGGAATCCCGGTTCCCCTTTAGGGCCTGCAGGTCCTTTGGCTCCCGGCTCACCCTTTTCACCTTTCTCACCTTGCGGACCCGCTTCCCCTGTAGGTCCAATGAGAGAGTCAATCCATTCCTTCTCAGAGCCGCTGTAGCCCTGTTTTACGGCAATATCATATGCAGAGGGTCCTTCTGTCCCTCCCACTCCTATCGAGCCGTCAGCGCCTAGCACAAGCTCCTTTCCGTCCCTTGTGATTTTGCCCTCACCTTCCAAGGCGAGTTCCCCTTGAATCACCCAGCGCTGACCGCCGGGCTCCTTATAATTTTTAGTTGCGTACATGCTATCCCTCCAATCGAGGGGCTAGGCCCCTCATCCTTTAGTTAATCGTCAATTGACCGTACACCACGGCGTCTAAATCAAACGCCCTTACATCTTCACGCTGAATGGCGCGGACGTCTGTGGAGTTACGGGCAAAAGACTTCCCGCCTGTATTCGTCGATGCAATGGAATACTGCTGACGATCAAACAAGACCACCGCTTCTTTCAGATCCCCAATAATCATAGGGGCCAGTTTGGTGGTTGTGCCTGTGCTTGGCAACCAACGGTTCGCCATGACAACAATCGGTTTACCCTTGAACATTTTTTGTGTCGGATTCAAAGGATTTGGCTGCAGCAGATCGCGGCCGTCACTGTCTTTTTGTGTATCAAGATAGTGGAAACCGTCCTGGTTCGTCAGAATGATGGCTCCCTGGCTAATCGATGGGTCCAGATCCACATTCAAGACATGTTTGATATCATCCAGACTTGTAAGCGGAACCTTCGTTTTGGTGTCCAGCAAAGTCAAGACCAGTTGATTCCGGGTCACGGTTGATTTTTTCGCAATCCAACGTGCCAGGTAGGACATTAGATTTTGGTCTGTGTCCGAAAGCAAGCTATTGCTAAGTGGAAGAATACCCCCGCGGTCCTTGATGGTGTAAGCAACGGATGCAAATTTAGGATTGTCCATGTCATCCAAGTCTGTCAGTTCCGTAATTTCGGTGAACGGTGTAATGTCTGCGTTTTTCTCAATAACCCGGGAACCGCTTCGTGTGGAAACCGGCTCCACGGTAATATAAGGCTCCAGGGAAACAAATTCCCGCTTCTTTTCATGAATCAAGGTGACGATGTCTTTCGGTACAAGCAATCCGCCATCCTCATCCACTCCCTCTTGCATACCGGCGCGGACTTCTTGGATACCTTCTTCAATCAAGGACCGTTCTTCCGTATTCAAATGTTTATTTCGAAGGGTTTTTAGGAAGGCGTTGCGATACTGAGCGGACTTGTCCTGGTCATCGGACCGTCTTTCCGGCTCAACAATCGGAGTTGTCCCGCCTGGCGTGTCACTTTCACGGATTTCAGCCAGCAATTCAATTTGCTTTCTCAGCTCCTGCGCCGCATCTTTCGCCGCTCGTGCCTCATCCAGCTTCCCATCACCTGCCAGGCTGCGGGCTTCTTCCAATTTCTGTGCCAGCTTCTGGCGTAATTCGCGTTCTTTTTCGTCCATGATAGTACCTCCGTATATTGGATTTGGATATAAAAAAGACCCGTTAGACGATAGCTAACAGGTCAAGTTCCAGTAACAATTTTTCTTTTTCATGCTTTCGCTGCTCTTTGGTTGTAATGCCCAGCTGTTCAATACTTCGTTTGTTGACTTCGCTGTCTGGATATGCGGCAAAAGGAGTGGGAGAAACTTCGAATAAGTTCACATCAAGCAGCGTCCGTTCATACACGTCTTCATCTTTCAAATACTGCCATGAATCACTTCGAACATAGAATCCGAAGCTAACCCCATCTACATCCCCACGCTGAATGGATTCGTAGGCATCATTTCCCCACGTGTTATTCGGCAAGTCCAGTTCAAAAGCTAAACCTACTTCATCCTCCCATAACCGCAACGTTCCATTTTTGGTTGACCCGAGTACAAAATCACTCCGATGGTTCCAAAATGCTTTAATCGTATTTTCATGCAGGCTACGTGCAAAGGCCCCTTTAGCCACCCGTTCATAAAATTCACCCCAAATCAGGTGGCTCCGCTGATTGAACTTGACCACATAACCGCCAATGGTTCGGGTGGTAGCGCCTCCCTCATCTTCAGTGCTTCGAATTTCAATCTTATCCACCGGTATGAACCGTTTTATCAGATCATCCATCTACTCACCTCCCTTCTCGGTTTTCAGACCGGCTTTCAGCGCTTGATATTGGTCCATCTTTTCCAGACTGACATAGTTCAGGCTGACAAAATGACGGTCGCCCATCTCCCCGATGTTGTCCCGCTCTTCCAGCTCTCGGACTTCATTAATGCTGTAGGCACCCATGGCAATCATTTCTTTGTAATAAGCGGCCCGGCTGGCGCTGTCGCCTCGGAGTTCCCCGGCAACGTTGAATTTCGTGTAATACCTCCGGCGCTCTTGTTCCGTGAACAGCTTAAAATCACACTCCTGTTCCCAATTCGTGATGATCGGCTGCAGGGTGCTTTTCACATACTCCAACGATTGGTTTTCCATATTGGAAAACTTGACGTCCGTCAGACCCAGCTTGTATCCTGGCACCTTGTAAATCTTGGCGACTTCACTAATACCGAATTTGCTTGTCTCAATAAACTGTGCATCGTTGAGGGGCATACCTAAATTTTGATACTCCATCCCAGCATCCAAAATCGCGATGCGGTGGGCGTTATTCAGTCCGGAATTCGCCTTTTGCCATTCATCCCGCGCCTTATCCTTGGCAGGCTTGTCCAGGGAAGTGCCTTGAGGTAGCCGCAATATGCCGCGTGTGGCTGTTCCATTTGCATAGAAGGAGCCTAGAAACTTACGCTGTGCTTGCTGTACGCCCAATTCCTCCCGAATGACCGAGATGGGTGTAATCCCCTTCAATCCGCTTTTGCTGATGGATCGGAAGTGTAAGACATCGGTATGCCGGAGCTTTCGCATTTCACCGCTCGGGAGTGTAGTCACATACCAAACTTCCCCGGTCACATTGTCCACATGAACATCCGTCTTGGAAGGGTCCAGCGGCCATAGCGCTTTAGGCCGTCCGTTATTGATTCCGCTGGTTTCCCATTCGATGTTGGCATAGCCATTGCCCCATACCGTCACATGGACTTGCATCAGCTCTTTAAAGATATAGGCGCTCATATACGGATTCGAGCGTGCGCCAAGCAGCTGGGATGCCGGGTGGGATGTGTCTTTTTCAATCCCGCTTCCTTTCTTTTTAAAAACCTGGAATGGCAGCTTACCAATATCCCCGCCCAAAATGGACGCGCAAGTATAGACGTTGCTGTTCAGCAGCGCCTTGTCATTGGTGATTCTCTCCCCGCTGGTCGTGTTGGACACGCCAAAGAGATCCAAAAGCCATTGCTTTGGATTTAGCAGCGAATCATCATCTGAACGCCGTTCACGCCAGCGGCGGAAGACGCCTTTTTTCATTGGTTTTTCACCCCCTTCCCTAGAACGAGAAGTCATCATCCATGATATGGGCGTTCAAATCGATGCGGCCACCGCCAACCATCGCCCGAACCATGGCGTTGATGATCGCCGCGACCAAATCAATGCGCTGACTGTCGTCTTTATGCTTTTTACTCAGCTTGATATTGCCGTTGTTGTCGATAACCTCAATGGCATTGGCCAGGCACCAGGTTAAGAGTGGACTTCCATCGTGTACAATTTTGCCCTGCAGGATCAATTCACGGAAAAACTTGGTTGGCTCTGAAAGCGTCTGTACACCCTGGCGGATCTCAACCCGCTCGTACCCTTCCGCCTCCAATTGCTGCGTAAAGTGCGTGGCGTTGTAGGGGTCGTAACAAACTTCCTTCACAAACCAGAATTCATCCTGCTCCATTTTCTGCATATGGGACTGAATGAAGCTGTAGTCCACCACCTCGCCAGGCGTCAGGGTACACCATCCTTCTTCTGCCCACTGGCGATAGGGCACCCGGTCACTGTGTTCATGCTGCGTTGCCCGCTGCTCTGGCATGAATCCATGAGCTGTGACGGCGTAACGTCCTTCGGGTAAGCGGAACACATAACCAGCGGCGGTTAAATCGGTCGTCTTCGATAAGTCCAGACCGCTCCAAACCTCCACACCGCGCACCAACTTAAAAAAGTCCGCTTGCGACACGGCAAGGGACTTCCATTTGTTCATATTCTCACTGGTCATGTATTTCTGATCGCTGTCAGACTGCCAGCGGTTCACGCGTTTGGTTAACCACTCCCGAATTTTCGTTGGATCATTGGAATGGTACGCCTCATCATGCTCTACACGGATTTGCTTTAATAATTCTTCTGAATATTCGTTTTCTTCCTGCAAAATTGGGTTCGCTTTGGGCCATAATGCCTCATTATGCGGGTCATCTTCCTTGTCTAACTCCCGAATCATACAAAAATAGGTCTCATTCATAGGTCGGTTGCCGCGCATCATCATACATAAAAAATCGTACTCTTTTTTACATGGACTGTTTTCAGCGTCTTTTCCCGCTGTGCTGATGATCTGCATGAGCGATTGAAGCCGTTTCCCGAACCCGGAATAAGAGACATCCACGATTTCAGAGGTCGGGTGTGCGTGATATTCATCGATGATGACCAGGCACGGAGCGCCGGAGTCCTTGTTCTTGGTATCTTTGGATAACGGTCGCATCCAGCCGCCACGGGAGCGGTGTTCCACATAGGTTTTTTTGATGTTCAGGCGCTTAGCAATGTCCGGGCTGTTCTCCCCCATCTTTGCTGCATCCAGCCAAACCCGTTTCGCCTGCTGCTTATCGACGGCCGCACATTCCACTTCCGGGCTATCTTCGTACCGCTTATTCGTAGGATCGCCAGGCGGATAAATACAATCGCCCATCATGCCATACAGGGCCAGTCCACTCATTTCCGTAGACTTTACATTTCCCCTTGCCCGCATGTGAAACGCTTTACGAAACCGGCGTTTGCCTGAATCCATATGTACCCAACCGTACACACTGCCCAAATCAAATTTCTGGAAAGGAAGCAGCTGTATAAGTTCCCCGCTAAATGGCCCCCGTACATGACGGCAGCAGCGTTCGAACCAATCGAAAATACGGTCGGCCCGGCTTTCATCAAACACGTAAGGAAAATCAGGCGTTGCTTGCCGCTGCAGGTCGTTTAAGTGACGCTGACAGGCTAAGCGCTCCATCTCACAACTCAGACGTTTACCTAGAACAACCTCGGCGGCGTATTGGTGTGTCGGATGCAGGTCATCCCAATCAATCGAAGAGTTCTGCATTTGGATCTGGCTCTCCGTCAGCCTGCCGCTTGGCCAGGCGTGCACGCGACTCTGCGTTTAATCCCAGTTTGTTGGAATAGGATAGGGCGATACCTGCATACCGCTGTGACATTTGGACATACGCATTCGGAACTTGAATGCCTGATTTATTGGTTTCGGTATAGCCATGCTCATCAATGAGCCGGTTCGCTTCCTGGACCTTTGACACCGCGTCACAATAAATGCCTAGGACGTCTTCATCCACTTTGTCTAATACTCCGAACTCTTCCATGTCCTTGACCGTCTTCCGCCAAATCTTCCGGGCGGAATCATCCAGCCATTCAGGTATCCGAAGCTTGAGCTTTTTCTTTCGTTCAAATTTCTTGGCCGCTTCCTCCCGAGCTTCTACTTCCTTTTTGGTCCAGTTTTTGCCGCCGCCTTTTTTCCCGACTCGCATATGATCAAAATTAATAACAGGATTTGCCACTACTCAGACCTCCTTTTTCCCCATTTTCATCACGGGGACATTTTTTTGCATTTGAGGGGGCCGCGGTCTAGAAACTCTTTATTATTTTTTTTCGCCCCCTGGGGGTAAAAAAATAGCACCTTAAGGTGCTATTACTCACTCTGATTTTCTTTATTTGCCTCATTTTCTTTTTTCGGATCATACGTTACATACAAATAAAGAGTCTTCATATTTCTTATAGATAAGAAAACTGAGTGGATAGTTATTGACATCCAAGCTATAGCAATCAGCCAAGTCCAACGTGGCACATACAAATCTTTAAAACCTTCAGGTATGAAAGAACCGATATAATAAAGCAATATACTAAACAATACGACGATTAGTTGAATTATTACCGCCCATGAAAAAAAACATATAAGCATATCATATAGATTCGATGAGCCGTCTGTGCTTTTCTTTCTCTTAAGAATTCCTGTCGGTCCTCCATTTATCGTGGAAAGAACCGTTATACTGGCAATGTTAAAACCTGCCAAAATTGATATTGCAGATATTACTTGACCACTTACTTGTTGAAATTTTGAAATCAAATCTGAAAGTGAATCTATTGAGTAAGAAGCATAGAAAATAAGCAAACTCGATAATATTGTCGGTAGCACTACATCCATGATAAGTTCAGAAACTGTAGAGTATTTAAAGTACTTTTTAAACGTTGTAATCGGGAAATTATTTGCTTGATAAAACGCTCTTAACTTATGCATCTTCACCCTCATCTCAGTGATTTACGGACATCCATTATGCCTGATAATACTATTTCAACTGATTTCATTTTAGGTTGATTGTTTTTATCAACTTCGATTGTTTGTTTAAATTTTTCTTGAGAATCCTCCATTCTGATTATTTTCTCAGCTCCTGCTAACTTTCCTCTAACAACAATTTTCTCAACCCCAGGCTTGTCCTTATAATTTTTTAGAAAAGGTACTGCACTTACTAAACCTGATCGTCTAAATTTCGCTGTGAATTCCAGTTTTACAGTTGTAGCATTAGTTTTATCGGCTTCCTTTTGCATCTCTTTCACAGCTTCATTCTCATCTGCCCCAGGAACTGTTGTTGTTACCTCAACTTGAATTTTATTAACTGTATCCAAACTATTTACATCATTAAAGAATGAACTGTTAATGAGTGTGCAAATCTGAATATAGGTCAATGCGTTTTTATGGATAACAGACTTACCTAAATTCTCAAAATATTCTTCAACTAAGGAACGATTAACTTTTAAATTGCCCTGTAATAACATCAAGCCGTCGCTCTTTCGAATTGCAAAATAAGTGTATTGCGTCTCACCTTCCCTAATATTTTTGGGATTAGGTCTTAAAGTATAATTATCTGCATGAATTAATTCTCCATTGGTACCATATTCTGCAGAGCCAAATCTCCCGAAATAATATAACCTTTCTTCGGAATAATGGTCCAAATATACTAACCAAGAGTCATGGTAATGTTTGGTCCTATCCGCGATAGGAAGGCTAATAATATGTGATAGAAGCTCTTTGATTACTTTGGGATCCCATTTAATCGCATCGGTTTGTTGTTTTTTTCCCGAAAGATAATGTAGATCAATTTGATAAGCGTAAAAATTCCTTTTCTTCGTCGCCATTAGACATCCCCCTTTTGTCAATAGTATGATTCGACAAAAAAGTAGGAAATCCTTCCTATTTCAACGACTTTACCAGTATCCAAAATCCTGACTAGATGTTTTAGAATTATGACAGGGAACACAGAGAGCCTGCCAATTATCGCAATCCCAGAACAATTGTTTATTACCCTTATGCGGTTTGATATGGTCAACGACAGTGGCGGTCGTTACCTGATTCGTTTGTAAACACATCACACAGAGCGGATTTTTGGTTAGATAATTCGCTCGAGCTAAACGCCAACGATACCCATATCCGCGTTTTGCCGATGACCTCCGTTCCTGATCATATCTTCTTGCAAGTGCTGCATGCTTTATGCAATATCCTGTTCTGGTCAACTCACCGCATCCGGGTTTCATACATGGTTTTTTAGGTGATAATCCCACTTGAACTCACCCTCCAAAGGGTTACATAATGTCCTATTTGAATTACTCATACTGTACATTGTGTGTAACTCGTTATTTAATCGCTCTGCCTTGCCCTGTAAGGCTTTGAACCTGTTCAGTCAAATGAATTCCACCTATCCCTAATATGGAGAACTGATCAAGCCCTGTGCCGTTTTAACGCTGCATCCATGCTGTCCTGCTCGACCCCGATATAACGTAAGGTGACCTTCTCAGAAGAGTGGTTGAAATAGTTCATCAGCATTCCGATATCCTTGTCGGTCGTCTCATAATAGAAAATGTATCCGAACGTTTTTCGAAGTGTATGACAACCTATTTCCGACAGGCCGAATTCATCGCCAATGGTCCGCATGATCTTATAGGCCATGGATCGGCTAATCGGACGGTTCCACCCTTCCCGGCTTTTAATCAGGTATTCGTTCGGAGCCTTCCCGGCAATGTAGTCATTCAAGTCCCGTTTCAAATCCGGCTGGATGAGTGCACGCTTTCCCTTGCCCGTCTTCTTCTCTGTAATGGAGATATGCGAACCCATGACATCCCTTACACGTAATCGCAAGATGTCACTGATCCGAAAGCCTGTGTTTATGCCAATCGAAAACATAATGTAATTCCTCATGTTGGTTGCTCTTAAAAAATCCTTGATGTCCTCTAAGACCTCCTGGTCTCGAACCGGCTGAACAAATTTCATATCACCGCCTCATTTCGATTTCCCAATACCTCGGGAATAATAGTGGAAATAAAAAAAGCCGCTTATCAGCGACTTAATTTATACAAGCAGTATTGATTGAAGGAAACCCCTTCCGCTGCAGCTTCATCCATCAGCTGCTTGTGTAAAGATTTTGGAGCCCGTTGTAGCCACTTCCCACTATATGCATGTTCTTCAACCGGCTCTGGAATCTTATCACCGAATTCTAGTTTTACTTCCAAATAACCCACCATAGCATCTTTCACCATGGCCAATGCTTCCTCCGGGGTATTTCCATGGCTTTTACATCCATCCAATTCCAGAACAGAAGCCACATAGTAAGATCCACTTTCATCAACTGTGTGTCTAATCTGCATGGTGTAAGGAAGTGCCAAGTAATACGCTAAATCTTTTTTGCTATTGGACTGGTTTGCCATTCAATTTAGGCTAGGATAAAATGAGAATTGGAGAAGCAGGGGAGCTGTCACTCCCCTATTTTCTCCAGTACGTCTATGACGTACACCGCTTTAACGGGACTTTGCCTTGGTATGGGAAACGTGTCGCCACTCTCATTTCGGAAGATGTGATGTGAACCTCTGGTTCGTATCAGTATGTATCCGTAATGGTCGAGTACCTTCACTAATTCCTCAAACCGTATCCCGTTAGGGCGGTTTTTCATTTTTTCGACTAACTTATCAATCCTAGCCATTGCTCACCTCCTATATCTTTATGATATCATATATGATATCAATATGCAAATGTTTTATTCATATTTGTAAATAAAATTGCTGCCCCCGAAGGAGCAGCTATAGGAGAAGGTTATGAAACCTTTGTTAGTTGGCCTTGATAGGATTCGAACCTACCTAAACCTGAAGGCCATGAAAAAATCCGTATTTCTATCCCGCCCGGATGGAGCGGATTCGGGGCATCAAACCCCGCCTCACACCGAACCCTTGACGATGAACGTCTAAGGATGAATCGTTCCATCCCACAGCGCGGCCGAGTTCCTACCGCGATAACGGGCAGTAGGCACACCGGAGAGGTTGAGTTCCTCTCTATGTGCCTACTGTATAACTAATCCACCGCCACTTTGGCGTCAAACCTCCGTCATTCCAGCGTCAGTTTACCGTCACTTTTCCCAATGATTCCACATAGCTTCAAATGTTCCGCAATGGTATCTACCCCGACCCCGATTCGGCGGTCAATCGTTTTTTCACTACGGCCACGCTCTGACCAGAATGCGTCTATCGTTCCAGAATATTTAACACCTTTGATGTATCTATGTTCAAAAATTTTCTTTACTTCCTCATCTATAATCAGCCCAACAGCAACATTTATTTCATCTAATATCCGACCGCCCTCATTTAGTACCTTTTGCTGCTGGGGCGTTAAACTTTCTGGATCTCTCCGCCTCACATCATTAACCTGACGGGAAAGCTTTGGATAGTTGGTCAACAGCTTTTTTACAGTTTTACGTTCGGCTTCTGTCACGCTCGGGTAAATTTCCATTTGAACCACCGTTGCCCCCATACTTGGCTCCTTTCATTCATTTTTATGCTTTTGCCTCTCCTAACGCTCGATGAGCGAACGTTTCGGCTTTCGACCATCGCAGCTGTCCTTCGTTTCCTTTTCGATCAATCGGTATAAAGCCAGCCGAGAAAGTACCGTCCTTATCTTCTAGCTTTTCTAACCGGCGCAACAATCCATTACGATACACATATGTTCGGCCAGTTTTTAATTTTTCGATTCTCATATCACGCCTCCTTGATTTCTTTCCTCTTTGAAACCCAAGCAAATCCAAATCCTTTTCGAAGTGGATCTTCAATTAAGTAAGCCACTCCTTTTGGAACATACATACCTGGTTCTACCCGTAATACTCCGAACCTGGTATCTATCGTCTTTTTTTGAGAAATCGGAGCTGATGGGCAAACCACCAGCTTCAAATTCTCAATCCTGCAACCTTTGCGAATCAATAGACTTAGTGCGTCATCGACCATTTGAGCTGCTTTTGGGATAAGGGTACTCATTTCGCTTTATCTGACATTCGTCCAAGCAGGCCAGAGACTGCATTCAGATATTTAATATGTTCATCAGGAGCTGTCGTTTTGATCTCATATAGTGCACCAAGTAAATTATCAAAGTCCTTGACTACCGTTTCGAAAATCACAGCGAACTTGGCCATGGCTTTGTTTTCATTTCGCTTCACTTGCTCTCGCAGCTGGGCCAACTCTTTCTCTACATCTTCTGGAACCTTTTCGATAACTTCAGCTGTCGGGATGTCAATCGGCTTGGCCTTGAGCTGTTTTTCAAGTTCCTTTATTTTCTTCTTGGTGTCCACAAGCTCAGATTCTTTTTCGTTCAGTTTGGCTTGAATCTCATTAACCTGCTCGACATCTCCACTTTTTTGAGCTGCTTCCAGATTGGCCTTGTAACGTTCAGCAAGCTCATAGTTCATGCCGTTCTGCTGTTGCATTTCAGTCAGGCTGCTTTCCAGCTTTTCGCGTTCCAGTCGTTCATATTCGGTCTGCTCATTTGCCTTCTTTAATTGTTTTTCCAGTGCCTTTTTTTCTTTGATGAGGGTTTGCAATTCTCTCGTTGACAAATCTTCTACCTTGTTCTCTTCTGCAAAGGTTTCCCGTTCTTCGGCAGGAATGGAGAGTAACGCGACAGCTTGCGTATAACTTAAATTCGCAAGCGTTTGGGAATTCTCGTACTCTTCCGACACTCGCATGAAATTATTGGCCGTTGACTGGCTGTAATTTACATTGTCTTGGAGCCAGCCGCCCCATTCTCCGTGGGTAACAAGTTCTTTTGCTTCCTTTAACTTTTTGCCAATATCGATAGCAGATTGAAGTACATACTGCCTTGCTTGTTGGTCGATGGATCTTATTTCAGCGGCGATAACCTCGGGTGAACGTAATATGATTTGTGTTGTCATACGGCAACCTCCATTTTTTTCTTGTTTGACATAAGTTTTTCTTGTTTGAATAGATTCACAAAGTTCTCAACCTCTGGTGTCATTGCAACACGTTTGTATCCTTGGCACTGTACAATTTGATTCCCCCGCAATTCCAATGTGTAGAATGGTTTATCCGGTTCTTCACATCTTCGTATAAAAAATATTGCTGTTCTTCCAGAGGCGTGCTGATCTGCGTATTGCCCAACACAATGCTGTAAAGACCTACCTTCAATGAACAACTCTGCTGTTGATTCTGCCGGTCTTAGTAATAGGCCGTTTTTCTCAAAACAGTACGCTTTTAATACAGCCGATCTATCCATGATTTTTTTGTTTATGGCCTTGTCTTTTTTCATTTTCATACGAGCAGTTAATTTGGTATGAGCGCTATGCAGATTATTAGGGAATAGATTTCTCTCTTCTGAAAGATCAATCCTAAACTCTCTGCATTGGGACATATAATCCTTCCAATCAACAACTACGTTATAACCATGCCTATACTGATCGGTCCGAAGCTGCTTTAGAATGTACTTCACAGCTTTCTTTTCTGATGTCAATTTTTGAATATCATCCATGTATTCTTTGAATATTGGTGTCTCTAATTCTGAAAGCATCACAGCCTCATGAATGCTTAATTCAAGATTTTTCTTCTTTGACTTTTGATAGTATCTAAGCTCTATAGGCTTAAGCTTCATTTGTGACTTTCTAATCTCATTCAGTTCCGACTTATTCAACCGAAGGACTTCAAAGATGTTTTTACCATTCCAGTGAATCGCTCCGTAAGTCTGATCTCTCATTAGTTTCGCAAATACCAAGTTCTCAAATCCCATCTTGGTCAGATATTCAATACATGGATATCTGGATGCTAGGTCAAAAAATTCTGTCATGTCCGAGATGTATCGATAATTCGGATATCTCGTATATTTTTCCCAAGTACAATACTGAAATGGGGTTCCTTTAACTGCTCTTTGAATGTTGTCCTTTGATACATGCTTACTCCAGAATTTAGACGAAAACGAAATATCAAATCCTGAATAGACATTCTTACCTTTAAGTTTCGAATAGCCTGAAAACATGATGCTTCTACCTGGTTCAAACAAGTACATGTAACTGATGTTGTACTGGGTTTGAACCTCTCTGTAATCTCCACTGTAATCTCGGACCACCGAAATGATTCTTGCCGTAATAGCTTGTGGGTTGACCTTTGATTTTTCGTACCAAACCAGTACGGCCTCATCATGCACTTTATTTCTCCCCATGCCTGATGACCTTACCTTACACTTGGACTTGCAGTGTGGGCAGGTTGCTAATGCCAATTGCTTATGCTTCAACTTCGATTCAGACCTATGCTGTTTTTTGCAATGAGTGCAGTAAGCAAATTGAACGCCTACTACTGTTTTGTAAAACAAATACCGACTATCTTTTAAAACTGTATCTGTCACGTATCGAACCAATGACTTACTGATCTGAGTAGGAAAGTGCAGTTTGAATTCTTCATAGTTCATCACGCTCACCTCACAAGAACTCATCAAGTTTTACATCGAATCTTGATACTTCCGGTTCAGGTTGAATGACTGGGACAGTTTTGACAGGCTTTCCCTCGATCCCGAAGTATTTCAAGACAATCGCATATCCTTCCGCATCCGTTAATATGGCCATACCGTTTGATTGCTTCTTCATGGCCTCTTTCTTCATCGCTTCAAGGCTCTTGGAAATACTCTTTTCTTTATCCATGACCTTGTGTGCACCGTCTGGATTGGCTTGTACATGCTGTATTAAAAAATTACCGATGACCTGGATATAGGGGTTGTTTTGGCTGCTCGTGATTTCGTCTTGCAGCTTCTTCACTGCTTGTTCCATCTCACTTCACCCTTTCGATTATCTCTTACTCCATCGCCTCTCCGGCGGTTCAATACACCTAGCTCCAAATCATTCACTTTACTCATATCGATCTGCTCTATAAACCTCGACCACAGCGGCACATAACGGTAACTGCTCAGTTCACCGGAACAGTATACGTATGCTGAAGGCCTTTCCTTCACGCCTACCGGGCAACCAAGTTGAGAGCAGCGCTTAAACGGCAACAGTATATCAGCGACAGGTTCAGGCGCCCCCGCCCATTTGCCTTCCCATTTCCACTCACCGTTAATCTCGATCTGTCGAGGGATGAGACAAGGCATACCGGATTCTTTGGCCTGTATTTTATTCAGCCAATACTTACGCATCCGGTTTACCCGACATCTGGCGAGCAAACTCCATCATTTCTGCCATTTCCTTATCCGATACTTGGGTGCCAGGCGGCGGTTCGTTAGTGGTAATAGGTATTGACGGTTTGCCTGATTTACTCTGAGAGCCTGTTCGTTTCTTTGGCTGTTCCTTTGTCCAAGGATCGTCAATCCCTTCCGCGTTCCAATTCTTTAAAATGCCTTCCACGTAGGATATCTTTCGTTTACCAGCTAAAACAGCTTTTTTCATAGCTTCACATACCCACCGATTGCCATAGGTATCAATCATGTCGTCAAGCTGATCTTTAATCACGGAACTAATCGTCCCGAAGCCTTCATTTTCAAACATCCTATATGGATTAGTTTCAAACTCAGAACGACTACTACCGACCGTATCAATCGAGTTTGGTTCTGTTGGTTGCTGTTCGGTTTGGTACGGTTGGTTAGGTTCGGTTATGTTGTGTTGGTTGTGTTGGTTAGGTAGCCCCGTGACTCCTTCATCCGTCACGTTTCCGTCACGCGTGACAGGTGCGTGACTTCCTTCGGATTTCTTCTTTTTCTCGCGTGACCTGCGTTTCCGCTCGTTGTTCTGCTCCCGTTTTTCAAGCAGCCTCCCGGCATAATCAAACCAATCGTGAATTTGTAACTCATCATTTATCTGATCAATAAATTTAGCGTCAATAAGCACCCGAACCAGTAAATCGGGATCACCATCAAATTGCATCGCATCTGCAATATCATCATGTTCAAACTTCGTTAATTCACCATCTGGAGCATAGTCCATAGCCCACCACCAGAGCATATGAAGGTGTCCGACCATTGTCGGAATTGATACGTCTAATTTGCGTGCACACCTTCGTGTTTTGGGATGTCCGGCCAATGCCTGGTGACTTTCAATCCACGCCAAAACGCGACCCCCTCCCGGCTTATGTTGCATGTGCCTGTGACATGCTCATGTTGTCACGGAAGTGTCACGTGTGACGCATGCGTGACACTTCTCCAAAAACCCTGAATCCATCTAGGATGACTTGTTGAGCCATCACAAGTTTGGTATAATCGACATACAATATTTTTTAAAAGTTCCAACTTAGATCACGTTTCCGAGACGTGATCTTTGTTCATTTCTAGCGTCTGTATCACACAACTGAATTTCTTCTCCTGGATCAATCTGTTTAAGGCGGTATCTCAAACTTTTTATCTTTTGATCAAGGACCGCTTTCGTCGCTTGGTTGTTTTCGGTTTCCGCCTGAATTAAAGCTCTGTACAACCTATTAAGCTTCATTCGAGTATCCCTTCGAAGCTTGTCCCTTTGTGAAAAAACATCTCTCATGCTTCTCCCTCCTTTCTACGAAGTTCCGCTTCCAGTCGAGCGGCTTCTTTGCTCATCAAGGTAAAGCCAAAATCATCTAAGAAATGCGCTCTACTCAACACTTTGCGGATCTCATTTAAACGGGTAGTTACAGCACGACGTTGCTCTAAGCGTTCGGGTGACATTTCATGCCTCCATTTCTAGACAATCATCTTGTTGACTAGTGACATCTTTTCACTTTCATCCATCCACTTATCCAGCGTGGAAAGTCTAAATTTATAGTGCGGCTTTTGAGAATTTAAAGAGCCAGCTTGAATGCAAGAAATTTGTCCTTCGTTAACCATGGTATAAAGCAATGGCTTGGATACTCCGATATATTCGGCTGCTTGCTCTGCCGTGAGAGTAGCGCGTTTTATCCTGTTTTGATACATTTCTTCAACCATCCCATTAATAACAGGTTGCAATTCCTCAACAATCTTTTGCTTTATATCTTCTATGAAATCGACAGTAGTCAAAAAATCACCCCCTAACCCCTAATCATTTCCATAAAAAAAACTTGAATATAATCACTATCTGTGATTTAATTAGCTATAGAAAAGTTCCTCAACAGACTTACTATAAAAACCTGAAATTTTTAATTTTGTTTTGTCGCTACCACTTCTCTGTTTTGTTTCAAGCATTGATAGCATACTTTGCGAGATGCCTATCTTTTGCGCAGCTTCGTAAGTGGAGAGTCCAAGCTCCTTACGAGCATTAACGAGGTTATAGTTAATCAACGATACCTTCACCTGCCTTTCGTGTTCACGAAATGTGATTTTGTACCTTCATAATACATCACACTTCGTGAGCGGTCAATCTTTTTTTATCTCGTTCTGTGATTTTTTTATGAAGGGAAGTTTATTTAATGTTAGGTAAATCCATTGCTGTTCTAAGAAAGAAAAAAAACATGACGCAACGAGACCTGGGAAAAGCACTAGGTGTCTCAACTAGTGCTGTAGCTATGTGGGAAACTGGACAAAGGGAACCCGACACAGAAACCCTTACGCTAATTGCTAATTACTTTGAGGTTTCCATAGATGAACTTTTAGGGAGAGAAGAAATTCCAAGCGATAAAGTTTTTACAGATCAAATCCCACCAGAAGTAAATGTATTTTTCAGAGACTTCCTTTCAGCTCCAGAAGAAAGAAAAGAAGAGATGCTTAGATTTTGGAGATTTATTCAAGAAAATGAAAAGCACCGAAAACCTGGGGATAAACAAGGGGAATAATGCAACTTGAGAAGGGCGGACGGAATGTGATGAAATATCATACAACTCTTCTAGAAGATTGGATTGAGGATCTTTACCTTGCTTTAGACATTAAAACCCCCAATGATCTAGGAATCTATAATCTGGCGTCTAAATTAGATATTTGGGTTTACTATGTTGATTCTGAAGGCCAAGGGTTTGAAAGATTTGGTATGATGACCATCTTCATAGATCGACGTAAAAACAAAAGCGAACAATGGATTGAATTTCTTCATGAACTATGCCATTTATTACGTCATTCTGGAAACCAATCCGCTTTACCAGTTGATTTCGTAAGACTCCAGGAATCGGATGCTGATAATTTTGCTCGATACGCTTCCATGCCGTATTCCATGATCCGTAATCTTGAACTTGGTCATTCTTCTAGAGAAGCTGCCAACGTACTTTCTGAACTGTTTGGTGTTCCACATAAACTTGCATATGAACGCTTGGATCAAATTAATAATCGTTATCTCTCTTCGGTTCCTATACTTCGATATCAGTAATTGTAAAAGGGAGTGAAAGATCATGCCTTGGGTGGAAAAACGAAAAAATGGATACCGTCTTGTAGTTGATTTAGGTGTCGATAAATTCGGAAAGCGAATTCGGAAGACTCAAGTAGTCGAGACCAATTCAAAAAGAGCAGCGGAAAAAGAACTGAGCAGATTCGTTGTTCAAATAGAGAAAGAGCTTGAAAAAGGCGATATTTTATTGCCAAGGACAATTTCCTTTAGTGAATTATCCGAAAAATATAAAGTTATGTTCGTTCTGACTGAGTTGGAATTCAAATCTCAAGAGAATTATATTTTTCAACTAGAAAAGCGTATCTTACCCCATTTCAAAAAATGGAATGACATCACAAAAATTAACTCCATCGATATCGTAGAGTTCATACACGGATTAAAACGAATCAAAGAGCCTTCTAAGCCTGCTGGAAGCCAAACCAAGATTTATGTATATCGTGTACTTAAAAGCATCTTTCAGAAGGCTTCAGAGTGGTATAACCTCGAATCTAACCCTATGGACAACGTAAAAAAACCAAAAGAAGAAAAGAGTCATGAAATTGATGTGTACACTGAGAAGGAAGCAATAGAGGTTTTCAATTGCCTTCAGAGCGCTTCGGCTCAGTTTAGAACACTAGTTAGTCTTGCCTTCACTACAGGGATGCGAAGAGCAGAAATGTTAGGGTTAGAATGGAAACATATCGATCTGGAAAAGGGACTCATAGCAATTAGACAATCAATTCCTGCTTTCAAGGATCATGTTCCAGTAATAAAATCACCCAAAACAAAAGGATCGATAAGAACCGTTTCAATCCCGCCTTCAATCGTCCAAGAACTTGCAAATTACCGTAAAGAATGGTTTAAACTCAGAACGAAAAACATCGATATTTGGAAATCGGAAAATGAATTTCTGTTCTGTAATAAACATGGGATGCCGTACTATCCGAAAACATTAACTGAACAGTGGAGATCATTTATTCAAAAGAATAAATCTCTTCGGTATATTAGGTTTCATGATTTACGACATACATCAGTGACAATACTAATAAATCGTGGGATACATGCAAAAATCATTTCCGAGCGTATAGGTCATTCTAAGATAGGAACCACGATGGATGTATATGGGCATGTAATCCGTGCGGCTGATGCAGGAGCAGCAGCGACATTTGATGATGTATTCAATAATAAAGTTGTTCAGGATGAAACAGATATTCATGATCATCCTAATACCCCTGAACGAGAACCTGCATATTAATAGCAATGAAAATACAGGGTGGCACCCAGGGTGGCATAAAGGGTGGCATATAGTTTTCTTAAGTGTATTTTAGTATTTATCACTATTTACTGAACTTCTTAAAAAGCTAATCAAATCAACCATTTATTTGATAGCAGTTCGTTATAATACTTACTGGACCCTCCTCTCCCATGAGGGAATCTCTTCGGAGGTTCCCGAACTAAATCCCTGTAACGG